CGAATAAAGTGCAGTAGGATACGTGAACATTCCTTTGTCAGGATTAATAAAGTTCAAAGACTCGACACCGTGTGCAAAAGTCTTAGGTATCCGTTCAGCTGGAATGTGTTTGCCTTCTGTTACTCTCTGTTTGCTGATGAATGTATTGTAAAAGTTTGATATAGCAGGCAAGAATACCGCAAAGTCTCTGCTTAAATCTCCTAGATGTTCTTGCCTACCATTATCTGTCGTCATTATTGCGCCTGTGCTGGTATGATGTACTGATACTTGCCTAAGCCTGAATCGACGCTGACCATCATTGCACCTTCATTTGAGAAGTGCAACATGACCTTTGCCGAGTCTGAAAGTTTAAGTATCTGTAACACCTGTCCTACAGGCCAACTCCAACCTTTGTTAAGTGTGCCCTTAACATCAGTTGCAAATGTAAACTCACCACCATGCGATGCCTGATCACCAAAAGTGAAAATCAAGTTTCCATCTTCTGTTCTCACAACAAATGAATTGTGTTCTGTGTTTGCAGTTGCTTGAAAGTTGAATCTCTGCACACTTGCCACTGTTGGTTCGATTTCAACGTCCCACTTAACTCCCTTAAACTTCACAGTCTTAAGCTTCTCGTTGATAATCTCAGCATTCATAAATCTATAGTCATTCTTGAAGTCACCCTTTTCATTTTCAAAATGGATGCCTGTTGGAACAGTTGCACCGTTTCTCTCACCGGACAACACTGTTATGTTTGCTTTTTCTTTGTACTCCGGACATTTCAAGTGTATGTCCAGTTTACCCATTTGTGGCATACCAAACGTACCATTCATTTCCGCTTGTGGTTTGTGGAAAGACCCTTGTAGGATCACAGATCTGTCTTCGGCCATTGAATCGATTGCAGTTTCCTTATCGTCTCCAGTGATCTTGACAAGATCCAAAAATCCCAGTCCATGCGTATGTTTAACGATGTCTTTTAAGATGTCTATCATAATGCTATTATTGTATAGTATATTTAGATCTTAGTCTAGTTCTATTTCACTTTTTTCATAGACCACACTATTTTGTTTACCAGGTTTTTGAAATATGGCAAAACTGGCACCAGGCATGAATTGATTCATTTCAATTATTTGGTATCCTTCACTGAGTAACATCTGTTTCATATTGGATTTGGTATTGTAGTTCCAGTATCCTCTTTCCGCTCGAGCAAGTTCTATCTCTGACTGACAATCCGCATATTGTATAAAGCCATAGCCCCCATCTATCAAAACCCTTTTTATATCTTTTAGATATTCTTCAATGTGTGGTATGGTAAAAAACACAAATGTGTCCCAGCTGAATACAAAATTACAACTTCTGGTAGGGATGGCGTCACAGTTGGTACGATCTGTGAGATAAAATCGCAAATTTTTTTGTGTTCTACGCGGAAATTTTTTTCTGATGCTTTTTTCAACCCAAGCGTTTACATCTAGATAAAAATTTAGGCTCCATGCTTTGAATTCTCTTGAAAACATTCCTGTGCCTGGGCCAATTTCTAAACTATTATAATTTCCACTACTTTTAGCAAATTGATAAATTTTAGTTTGGATCAGGCGAAATAGCCATGGACTGACAACAGGTTTATTACGTTTTGCATCAATGTCTTTTGTAAACCATTCTGGAGTTTTGTCAAGCCTGTCTATTACGGCTTCGTTATTGGCATCAACGGCAGTTGCAATGTCTTTTAGTATCTTTAGATTAGAGTCAATCAACTCTTTAAAATCTGACTCTTTGGCTTTCTCTAATTTTTCTATTAAGAGTTTTATTTCTTCAATACTTAACATCGTTGAATTTTTTCTGATTTTCTTCCTTTTGGATCTCTTGATCAAGCAACAGCTCATTGAACGGGGTCCTTATTCCATAATCGGCCGACTGTCTGTAAAGGTGTTCAGGACAAATGCTGTAGAATATTCTAGCAGGATCTTTTCCTAGTTCATATGCTTCGGCAATTATGCTTCTAATTTTATCTTTTTGCTTCACCCCGATATCAAATTTAGAGTCAACGTGGCGTTCGTAGTTCCAATCATGTGATTTCAGACTTTCTATATAGGTTTGTTTTAAATCCATAGCTGTATTTAAAAGTCGAATAGTTTGTTAAATGTGTTTGTGGTCTCCGTGCTTTGCACGTCCCAGCCCAACACACCTATCAGGTTGTCTATCTTTTGATCTAGTATGGTGCTCTCCATTGCGTCACCATCAAATGGAAGTTCCTTGAACCATTCCGGAATACGCATTTCATCGACAGGATATGCAATGCTGGTGTATCCTAATGGATTGTTTTTCAACTTGCACACAATAACTTTGGCGCCATCTGTTATAGGCAATGAATACTTGTCGCCATACATCTCCCTGCATCTGTTCCAATTCATACTTGCCCTCACATGTCCTGGCATGTTTGCCTTGCCCTTTGCCTCTTCGGCCGCTGTGTACTTGGTCATGTTGTTAGCCCTTTTCGGGGAGCCTTTCTCCCATCCAGGCCTTGCTTTGAACTCTGCTCTAAATTCACTTATTTTTTCTAATACCTCTGCCTCACTTTTACCTGTAAGCACCATGTACAACAGATCACTTAGGAAGTCCTGCACAAACACCGGCGTGTCTGATCTCTTAAGATCTAGTCCCATTGCTTTCATTTTGCCTTCTTTTCCTGCAGTGTCTGTTCTTTCACCTTCTTTGTCGTAATAGAGTAACGCATATCTTTTCTTAGTGATAAACAATCCTTTTGATCCAACTAGTTCTCTCCCTGCCGCAATAACTTCTCCCCGTGTGTTTGGACAGTGAAATGCTTTTGTCATATATGCTTTGAATGAACCATTTACTTCATCTGATATCTTGTCATACAGTGACACAACAGAATCTTTTGTCCAGGGTATTATTCCTTGATCTATCTCTTTCTTAAGTGTGTTGTACGCAGAAAAATACACAGAGTCAGTGTCACCATACACAACGCTTTCGCCTTTGTGATCATATTTTCCTGCTACAATTTCATTGACCTTGCTGGCCATGTGTTTTGTAATACATCTACCTGACAGTGTTACAGATTGCCCTATCCTTATATCAAAAAATCTGCAACCTGGATTCAATATTGCACCATACAGTGAATTCAAATTAATTTTTTTAACAAGTTGCCTTTTGTCCCAATACTCTCTTTCAATTTCATTGTCTCCACAATCATGCATTTTACGTTGCATTTCTTGTCGTTCCGCATACCATCTTTTCAATAGTCCAGGAATTATTGCTTCATATTCGTATGTGAATATTGTGCCATTGGCGCTCAACATCCACTTGTTGTTGCCTTCGAATATTATATCATAAAGTTGTGCGGCACTCATCCTCACACTTGTTTTGTCTTCCCAATCTACAATTATTTCTGTGCCTTTTTCTTGGTTCATCACTGCCTGATATTCCCAACTACCGAACTGGCTATCCCATGCCGCCGCAAATGATTTTTTGGCATGTTTTGCTCTGTTTATCTCTGCCGATGTAATTACAGGCCTTATTTGTCCTACTATGGTCTCAGGTCCCATGTTCAAAGCTCTAATTACACTAGGATACAGAGAGTTGATATCAATTGATCCTACCCAGTCGTGTATTCCTTTTTTTGGTGTGGCCACGTATGCTCCAGCCGCCGTCTGCACTTCTTCACCATCTTTCTTGTATCTTCTGCCTGGAACAATCATGCCACGTCTGTGTGCTTCGTTTACTATTGCCTGTTCCGTCACTGCTACTGCACCCATTGTAGTTTGTAACAATACTGTGTTTTGGTGTGCGATCTCGTTGGCAAGTTCAATGAACTTTAATTTCTTTTCAAGTTTTGCCAGCAATGCACAGTCTTGTCTGTTGTATTCTATAAAAAGTCCGAAGTCATTTTTGTAAAGATTATCTAATGATCCTTCGTAAACGGTTTTCTTCTCGCCCAGCTCGTGTTCACCTATGGCGTCAAGCCTGAAACTGTGCCTTTCCTCGTAAGTGTATTTTCTATAAAGTTCAAGCAGGTCGAGATGCACTCTGCCAACAAGGTCAAAGCTCAATTGTTCTCTGCCGTATTTTTCAAAAACTCTCCTCTTTGGTTTTTCTCCCCAGAAGCATAAACGTCTTGTGTCATCTGAACTTAGAACTTTTTGGATTCTTCCAACAGTGTAAGGAATATCATATCCTTCTGAGTTCCAACCTGATATGATATCTGCATCTTCTACTAATTGTAGAAATGCATCAAGCAGATCCTTTTCTTTTTCAAACAGCATGGTATTCTCAAATCTTTTTGATAGTTCTTTGGCATCCTGCATACTGATGGATTTTGGAGGCACTGCAAGTGTTACCAGTTGATCCGTCCAGCTCATGTAACAACTTATGGCAGTTATGGGCATAAACGGATCATCTGTTGTGGAATAACCTCGATCTGGATCGAAGTCTACCTCGATATCAAAGAACATTGTGTTCAACTTTGGAGTCTCTTTACCTAAATAGTTCTCTTCTAGACACCTGAACACAGGATTGATATCTTGTTCATAAAGAGCCTTGTTTGATCTTATCCTTTGCTCCTTAATGAATTCTTTATTTGTTTGGCAGGTGACTCTTTGTAAAGGTTCGCCAGTCATCGACCTGTGTTTGCCTCTGGCGTCAGGATAGTAGAACACATACCTAGCATCGTACTCTACGAATACACGTCCTTTTTTTGGATCACGCTCAACCACGTAAATCTTGTCTTCGTCTTTTTTGTATAGTGCGTCTATGTAACTCATGCTATGAATACTTTATAAAGTCCTATTGTGTTCATAATAGTAAACCATGTGGTCAAGGTGCACAGCCAAATCTGTCTTCTTCTAATGGCCGCTACTAGTAAAGTGCTTGATCCCACCCAATATATTGGAAACACTATACTCATTATAGGATTTGGTGAAGTAAAAGTCAACACACAAGATCCTGTGATGGTTAGGGCGACAGATATAAGTTCAAACCAAAATGCTGTTTTGTCTGTTTTGTAACTGTTTACCCAAAATTCTTTGAGTAGTTTCAACATTAAAGTTTACCGGCTGAGTTCAGTATACTTTCTAGAGTGTCCATTTCATCTGCGATGTTCTGATAGTTGCCTTTGTGTGCAACAGATATCGCTTTGTTGATAAGTGCTGGTTTAAGTTCTAGCTCTTCAGCTATAGCTTTTACCGTATCCCTTAGGCCTGCCCTAAGATCTTCTACTTCTCCTAGGACTTGTGAGCCCTGTGATATGATCTGTATTAGTTTCTGTTTTTCTGCGTCGTTGAAGTTTCTTACTGCCATTTTTTCTCCTGTTGTTATCCAACAAGTATATAACAAAATTTACTTAATTGCAAATTATTTTTTCTTCTTCTTATTGCTGACGTTGATAGCTTTACCACGTCTTTCAGGATTCTTGTCTTTTCTTCTCTTTCTTCTTACAGCGGCCGCTATGGCTTTCTTACCACCTGATGCTCTCAGTGATGCCGCCCTTGCTTTGGACAGGCATTTTGGTTTGCCTTCACCTTTTTTACGTCCACCGCATTTGCCTATTCTTTCACCTTTGGTGTTGTATCTGTCCCAACCACCACCACCGGCTCCGCCTTTCTTGCCTTTTCCGAACCAAGCTCTAAGTCCTGAATGATGAGATTCATTTACATTGTCATGAACCGCACAGGTTTTAAGATCTAAATAATTTTGCCTTAGGAAATTCAGTGCTTCCTCTTTTACAGCTGATTCAAAAATCTGTTCGCCAAATGCGTCATTTACAAAATATCTGCCTTCTCTTTTCACACAGTTAGGCACCCTTTTACCAAACATTGTCTTGAAGCCCTTACGCATGTAACCTTTCCAACATCTGGTACCCTCGTCGACTAGTGCATTTAGATCGTAGTTTGGATTGATTGCACCGTGTTTCATTTTAGCTATCATGTCCATCTGAACTGCAACCATGAAGTCATAGTCCGTCACATCGTTCGTTCTGTGTGTGTATATTTTTACAAGCACCTCATCATAGAACACTCCTAGGTCTGCGTGATGATCCAATTTTTCCTGAGGCTTGATCGTGTTGATTAAAAATTCTATAACCTCAAAGTAGTCTTCAAACTTGTATCTTTTTTGTAGGCTGTTGTCTTTGTATTCCCAGTCAGGTAAGAATTTCTGTCGCAGTCTTTCTATATCTTCTTTGGGAAGATTTACATAGTCCCTGTCGGGAGATTCGTTCAGTTCGTTTATCTTCATTTTTTGCTCTTGTTACCCCAGTTGGCCGCACCCTTTTTACGACACTGCACTAGAGCACCAGAGGCGTAGGCCGAAGGCCAAACTTTGTATCTCGCTTTTACTTTGTGATAGCAGGCATCTTTCTTCTCTGCGAATATTTCAAATTCAGCTTCTGTGATGCCTTCTACT